CTGACTTAAATAATCTGTTAAACGAATTAGAACAAGCCGAGGAGGGAGAGTGTGAATCCTGTGCAGTTTAAGGTGTCGTCAGTGGAAGATGTGAAAACTAAAGTTAAAGGCATGACTGTCTTTAATACCGAACAAGTTAATACTAAGAAGCAACCGATGTTTTTCGGTAAACCTCTGGGAATCCAGAGATACGATTCATACAAATACCCAGTATTTGATAAACTTACTACCCAACAACTTGGGTATTTTTGGAGACCAGAAGAAGTGTCTCTACAAAAAGATCGTGGTGATTACCAAATGCTTCGTCCTGAACAGAAGCATATCTATACTTCTAATCTGAAGTATCAGATCATGCTTGATTCAATTCAGGGTCGTGGGCCTGGAATGGCATTCATTCCTTACTGTTCCCTTCCTGAACTGGAAGCATGTATGGAAGTATGGGGATTCATGGAGATGATCCATAGTCGCTCATACACTTATATTATCAAGAACGTCTATTCAGATCCATCTGAGGTCTTTGATAAGATCGTAACTGATGATCGCATTCTGGAACGTGCTAGCAGCGTTACAGAGGCATATGATGAATTCATTTCATCTGCTCATCAGTATGATAATACTAATGATTGGAAACATGCATTAGAAGAAGTCCCTTACGCACTGGAAGGAAAATATGAACTCAAGCGCAAACTCTACAGAGCAGTCGCAAACGTTAACATTCTTGAAGGTATTAGGTTCTACGTTAGTTTTGCTTGTAGTTTCGCCTTTGGTGAGCTTAAACTCATGGAAGGATCTGCCAAAATCATCTCTCTGATTGCTAGAGACGAGAATCAACACCTTGCCATCACTCAGAACATTCTGAACAAGTGGAAGGCAGGTGATGATCCTGAGATGAAGCAGATTATGAAAGAAGAGGAAGAGTGGACTTATAAGGCATTTGATCGCGCAGTCAATGAAGAGAAGCGTTGGGCAGACTATCTGTTCAAGGATGGATCGATGATTGGTCTGAATGACAAACTGCTTCAGCAGTATGTTGAGTGGATTGCTAATCGTCGTTTGAAGGCAATCGGCCTGACTCCTCAGTATGACATTGCTGCTAAGAACAATCCATTGCCTTGGACACAGCACTGGATCTCTTCTAAGGGTCTCCAGGTTGCACCACAGGAGACTGAAGTAGAGTCATATGTGGTTGGTGGTATCAAGCAAGATGTGAAAAAGGACACATTCAGTGGTTTCCAACTCTGATATTTGCTATACATAGGGGGAGTAGCATCCCCCTTTATGCCACGTAATCAGATTTCTGCAGCAGAAATTAAAACAAAAGTAGAGAGAATTAAAAACGAACTCTATTGGGAAGAGCACAAGTATGGAGAAGAAGCCAGAGGTTTAGCACATAAATATCTCAATATGGTGCTAGACGCTATTGATGAATATAGACTATGACAACCCCTGGTATTTTAAAGGAACCCCTTTTCTATCTGAGAATATTGACGATAACTTCGGTTTTGTCTATCTCATTACAAATCTCACAAACGGTCGCAAATACATTGGAAGGAAGTACTTCTGGTCATTCAGAAAACCTCCAGGTAAAAAACGTAAAGTAAAAAAAGAATCTGACTGGAAAAAGTATTATGGGTCTTGTCCAGAACTTAAAGAAGACATTGAACAGTTTGGTAGACAAAATTTTAGTAGAGCTATCCTGTCATTACATAAAACACCTGGCAAAACAAACTTTGAAGAAACAAGACAACTCTTCATCAATGGAGTCCTTACCGAATCCCTTGACACAGGAGGACCTCTCTACTACAATAGTAACATCCTCAGCAGATACTTCAGGAAAGATTACTATGATGGAGACTGAAGATCTTGTTGTCCATGTTAAAAATTGGGCAATGGATCGTTTTCTTGATGACATTGCAATGAAAGATTCTCTAGCAATCTATCAAGAATTTCAAGAATGGATGGAACCGCAAGGTGAAGAACTTGAAATTGTAACCCTTGACGAAATCACTGAAGATGAGTATGATGATTATGTTGATGGCATCGAAAGAGCGTAGTCAACTGCGGTAATCCCCTTGGTGGTTCAGGATTAGCGGCGATAGGAACCACTAATGGGCCCATAGTTAAGTGGATATAACCCCCGCCTTCTAAGCGGTTGTCCCAGGTTCGAGTCCTGGTGGGCCTGTTCGTCGCTGTGGCGGAATTGGTAGACGCGCTGGGTTTAGGTTCCAGTGAATTTATTCGTGGAGGTTCAAGTCCTCTCAGCGACACTTGACAATCTGGTAAATATACTTTATGATTGTCATTAATGCGGGTGTGGTGTAGCGGTAACATGCGAGCCTTCCAAGCTCTTGTCACGAGTTCGATCCTCGTCACCCGCTCTAACGGACTGGTATACATCCGTGCTCACGTCTCCGAGAGAAAAAAGAATCGGAAATCCAACCCGCGTGGGAGAGAGGTGGGAACCCTCTTGAACCCATCAGTGCTATTCTGCAGGATATCACTGATGCATTATTATTCCTCAGTAGCTCAGCGGCAGAGCCATCGACTGTTAATCGATTGGTCGTAGGTTCAAATCCTACCTGGGGAGCCTTGCTTGATTAACTCAGAGGTAGAGTGGCTCCTTTACACGGAGTAGGTCGGCGGTTCGATCCCGTCATCAAGCATTCCCCCAAGGAGGACTATGACAAATGATTACCGTCAGATGCAAAGATTGCAACACAGAGTTGCGAGGCAATAACAAGACGCAAGTCTGTGGTTGTCCAAACATGATGACTGTCACTGGAGATAAAGTTTCTGCAGTTGACCTATCAAGAGTTGTCATGATAAACTCTAACAAAGAGAAAAAGCAAAACGTTCTTTCTCAACAAGATCTTGCTTATCAAGAAGCAAGACGTAAACGCAAAGTGCGTAGATTGGACTTTGATGTCCGATAACACCTGGAGAGGTGGTCGAGTGGTTTATGGCACTGGTCTTGAAAACCAGCGATGTGAAAGCATCCGTGGGTTCAAATCCCACCCTCTCCGTTTTCTAAAGAAAAACTTAAGAGATTATGTATCATCTATATACACTTATATGGGGATCATAAATGCTCATCTTTTATATTCTTGTCCTGACATTCGCACTTTTGGTTGCATATGCTGGATTTGACGCTACGATGAGATTGGTTCAATTCATAGATCTCCAGATCCGCTATGCTGGAATTAGAGTTCAAATGAAGTGGATGGAGCAGAAACTTAGGAGAAGACTTCTTAAGGATACTGCGGACTACCGACAACTACTCAAGGAGCATACAAAGAATGACCGATGATCAATCATCTTTGTCATTAGAAACAAAAACTTGCCCTAAGTGTGGGGCTAACTGGATAGGAGGGCAACACTACTGGTACACTGGTAAGATTGGAAATGAAATGGATCTTGCTGGACTAGTATGTAATAATCATGGTGATGAAACCTGCATAAATCCTTGTAATGGTATGGAAGGTGGAGTAACATGGGAAGACCGATTGGTCAGTTTGGGGCGATTAGAAGATGAGTCACAGGATGGATGAAATCAAACCTTCTCATTATGTCACTGAAGAAAAGTGTCAGGAGATGATTGATGATGCCATACGAAGACATAATCGCAATGCTGGAATGATTAGTATGTTTGTTGGTTTTTTTATTCTAGGACTTTTTTCTGAAGGTCTTCTTAGACTCATAGGAGTGATACCACCACTACTACCATGGCTCAAAATCACATTGTAGATTGGATAGGAGTTGTACTAGCATTACTTTTTGCTGTGACTATGTTTTGGCAAGGACATGCAATTTTTCATGGTAAGTATGGATACAAACATACCGAACGTGAAAAGAATAAAATGATCAAGGCGCGTAAACAAGTCGAAGATCTATTTAAAAAGTAAATGAACCAAGACGAAAAAAGAGAGTTCTACAAAGGACTAAGAGAACGCATCAAACAACTCAGAATGGAACATTTGTTTGAGGAACCATGCCCACTTTACGAAGAGGATGATGACGGATGAACCCAGTAGTTTTAATCGCATGTCTATCACCAATAGCAATAATATGGATTGTGATGAAACTCAGTTTATTGTTGTTTTCAGCGAACGATGAACGAAAGTATGTCAAAGCAGAATCCAAAAAACCACACGGACCATATGTGGCAGATGCATATGCAGACGTTGACGAGGAGGAAGAGGAGTATGGAGATCGCACAGATTATAAATGATGCAATTAATGAATATTATGAGGAGCAAGGTAAACCTGTTCCTGATTGGAAGTGTAAAAAAGATCCTGATTGGTGGATCGAATATCTTAAAGAACTAGGAATCGACAAAAGAAATCAATGACTCTAATATTTTTAATTGTCTTTATGGGACTTCTTGTGGCAGGAATGCAACTTACATGGCCTGGGAGGTATAGAGGATGATTCACTCTGCAGGACACTTTGCAGCATGGGTACTAAATACATGGTGGACAATGGCCATGCTTGGATGGTCTCTAGTCTTTGTTCCTATCCTAGGAATGTGGGCAGTTCACAAATATGGATGGGAACACTGGGAACCATTTGACAAGAAGCACAAGTAAGGTTATAATTATCCCATGCATAACGGGGTGTAGCTCAGTTTGGTAGAGCACTCGCTTTGGGAGCGAGCGGCCGTAGGTTCAAATCCTGTCACCCCGATTATTAAACTATCTAAATGGATCATATAAAATGTATTGATTGGACTTGGAACCATGGAAAAGTCCTTACTGTAATTGAGTATGAATCTGGAGAGAAAGATGTAAGAGAGAATACAGAACCACCACCAACGAAAGCATGTCATGATATTGCTCATTTCATTTGTGCAATGCATGATGATCTTGAGTGGGATTATGTAAAAGAACCAAATCATATTGCAGAATATAATGCAGTGTTTGTAGAGAATCTTTTATCATCTTTTTCTCATTGTTACTATAATGATTTGGTTATAGATATTAAGAACCATGCAAAGATAATCTTCGATGAGATGAAGTGGTTTGCCAAAAGCTACTACAAAATTCAGAGAGATCATCCTAGTGGAAAACGCTATTATGAATTGAAAGAAGATTTTTTGAACAAGGTTGATTTAAATATTCTTGTTCAACACTTCATGGCATACTATCAAACATATACAATCGAAACTTTGGTTGGAAATGAAAAGTTTGATATGTCAGTAAAAGTTGATTCAAAAGTTGACTATACTTTTGAACCTTTGTATAATTATTTGATAATGATTAAGACTCACTTGTTGGAGATGAAAAAGTAAATGGAAGTCTTTACGATCAAAGAATGGGAAGACAATTTCGATGAACTCTTTTCAAGAGTTGAAAATGGAGAAACGATTGGTATAGTAAAAGAAGATGGTCAAGCAGCAGTGATGATGCCTGCACAGGACGAATTTATCAAGATTCACACAGAGCACAACGATGCACCGTAAGTGCCTCTGGGGATCTAGCAATCTGGTGAATGCACCGAACTCATAATTCGGCTAAGGCGAGTTCGATCCTCGCGATCCCTATTGACAGTTCTCTGTCAAACCCTTATAATAACAAGGTCAACACACAAAACAATGACACTGACTGCTAAGTTCAAGAAAGACATTCAAACCCTCAAGGGTGCTGTAAATGGTGACTTCTTCCTGGATGTGAAGAAT